AAGGAGCCGATCTGGTGCGGATTGTACTGGTTAGTCAGAGCCAGTGAATCCAGAACGTTATCGGGCAGATATCGCATGAAGAGGTTGCCTTCCTCAGTCTGGCGAAGCCCAAGTTCCATCCGTTGCGCTTCCGGCAGGGCTTCCAGGCCGCTCCTGACTGCGCCGGCGAAGTTGGCGTTGTAATCCTTGACTTCCTTTTGCGTGCGATAGATCGGTTCGCCCGTCAGAGGATTGCGCTGCACGGTCCCGTCCGGATTACGCACAATTTCCGGCGCATTAGTCAGCCAGGTATTGGCGACATTCGGATTCTGCATGTCGCTCCGAGTGAACCGGTGCGTGACAGCTTCTTCTGAATCGATCTGACCTTCGCGTTGAGTGGTCTTGAAATAGCTTTGAGCGAGTTGGTTATAGATCGGGTTGCGCTGGAGATCCGTGAACAATCCCGTGCCTGATACCCTGCCGCCAGGGGCCGAAAGCAGTTTGCCGCTTTCATCGACGGTATAGCCCATTTTGGCGAGTGCGGTTTTAATGGCCGCTTTGTTCGCCATCAAAGGCCGAAACGCACTATTGGAATCCAGTATTGGCGCACCCGAAAGCATGTAATCCACGCCACCTTCAGCGTAGAGCTCCTTGGCTATGTCAAAATCGGTCAGGTGCGCGGTCGGGAGACCGTTCTGCTGCATCTTGTTTTTGTACTCGGCCGCGAGGTTATTGAACGTCTGATTGGTGTAGTAACGGTCAGTGGCCTGATTGACTCCCAACGGTTTTCCGTCTGGGCCAAGAGCGGTGTACTGACCTACGGCTCCGGTAGTCGGATTACCAAAGAGGCTATCGTAGAGGTCCGGAAGCGTTCCGCTCTTAACGGCGCCATGAATGAGTTCATGCGCCAGTACGCCGCGAACGACTGAGTCGGGATTTGCGAGGTTTATCTGGATATGGCTGCGGCCGGCATTGTCGAAATAGTGGAATCCGTTGGCGCCTTGAGGATCATTGACGTAATCGGCTCGCAGGCCTGGAAAATGCGAAGCGTTCTGCGCGAGCAGGAGCTGGTTCGACGCTGAAAGGCGATCGAAATTATCACGCTCGCTTCCCAATAACGGTGGAGCGGGAGAAGTGACCTTAGCCATCGCTTGCGCAGTCAGTTCCCGTTCGGCCTGGACCCAATCGGTTTGTGGTGAACCGGTCGTGCCCGTAGCCTGGCGTTGTTGCGAAAGTTCGTAGGCGCGTGCCTGAATCTGATCGTTAGTCGGCGCCACAAACGGTTTAGCCGGTTCTGCCAACGGATCCGGCATCGGGATCACCTTGTTGGTATTCAGCGTGTCCCGGTAACGTTTCCAATCGCCGCGAGCCTGGAGAAAGTACTGGGCTGGATCGCTGAATTTTTGCCATTGTCCGAATCCGCCCCCAGCCATCCCGAAAATTCCGCCCTGCACAAGACCACCGGCTGCGCCTTGCCAACCACCGCCAGGCGCCGTTCCTTCGCCCTGGAGACCTCCAATTACCGCACCGGTTGCTGCGCCCGCCGCAGCTCCGCCGGCTGTCGCGGTTGCGGTCTGCATCAGCGGATGGTCAAGCGTGGCAGCCAGCCATTTTGGCATGTACTTGCTCTGCTCCGCGACGCGAGTCCAATAGGGAATTGTAGCTTCGCCGACCAGCAATTCCTTGCCCATGGCTTTAGAGAGAGAACTGACGGCATCGCCAATTTCCGGCAAATGTTCCAAGGTAGTCGAGATCGCGGTTCCGACAGGGCCGAAATGCTCAAAAACTCCGTAATCGAGGACTTTATCGACTACTGAGGAGGCGATCTTTTTTACGCCGGGAATGCCTAGTGAAACAATGTTGGTCAGTTTGTCTTTGATTGCTTCACCCAATGCCGGCAGTTGACCGGCAGCCTGCGCCACGTTGCCGGTTGTCTGGAGCACGGTATTTGCCATTGAAGCCGCGGTACCGGGATCCCCGGCAATCTTGTTGAGATTAGTTATCTGCGCGTTAAGGTTGGCAGTTTTCTGCGCGAGATCTTCAGTAGCTGCGCGCTGCGCAGGCGCCAGTTGCGCCATTGCTTGGCGAGTCGGCACATAGGCGGCATTAGCGGCACTCGCTTCCGGCGTCTTTGGCAGCATCTGCGTAGCATCCAAACCGCCCTTAAGTGCAGATGCTCCTGCCACGTCTTCCATCGCCCCCAACGATCGCTCAAAGAACATCGGTTTAAGCGCGCCAACTGCGGTCGCGCCGGCTAGTTCCCCCGCGTAATTAATCGGATTAAGCACAGTGGCCATTCCTGCGGCGGCCGGCTGGTTTACCGGAGCTGTCTGCACCTCGCGCCCAAACTCACTCTGACCGACTGCCTGATAAGCCTGACCGACCCATTGGCGCAGATGACTGCCGGCGGTCGCGAGTCCCTGCTGAAGCGATGCCGTGTCGAGTGTACTTTGCGCAAACTGCCTGTCCAGTTCCTCTCTGCTCTGTGGATCCTGGGCAGCCATCTCAAACAGCGGGCGCGGCGTTTGGATTAAACCGTTGTAGACGCCGGTTAGCATATTCCACGCCTGACTGAAAGCGTCTCCGACGCCTTGTGTACTCGTCGCCATCTCACTCGCCGTTCTCGATTGGAGCGTCTGAAACCCTGGATCGTGCATGTTATCCGTGGCTTTGCGCACCGCCATTTCCGCGCCGTCTTTAAGCAGGCTGAGTTGGTTTCCGACACCTTGAACGACTTCGCCACCGGCTCTGAGTAGTCCAGGCCAAAGACCGTTCATTGTGTCGCTGAAATTCTTCTGCCACGGTTGAGCCTCCAGCGGCTTGTGAATCAATTGATAATAGGCTTCCGGATTCTGCTCAAAAAATTTCGGATTCTTAGCTAAGGCGACCGCTAGCCGATCATTAAACGGCAAAGCATTCGGATCGCCACCGTTCTGGATATATTGATCGACATTGGCGACATCGTCGGGCGTTGCGACCCTCAGCCCAAAAGAGAGCGGGAGTTTCTGAATTTCGGTGTTACTGGTCTGAAGCGCCGGGATTCGAGGACCGTTGGCGCCTGGCCTGGAAATCGTGCCTTGCCCCAGTTCGCCCGTAGCCCCGTCCTTATCGTAAACGTCGATCGTCCCGCGCAAATTATCATTAGTGGTCGCGCCGAAAGTGAATTGGCGTTTGGTGCCGTCGCGTCCGGTAAAGATAAACTGTTCACCGGGCGACGCGTTAAATCGCTCGACCATGTCCGGACTCAAAGCGATCGAGGAACCGCTGGTTAGCGGATTATTCCAGTCGCCTACTCCGTTCTTGGAATGGAGATCTTCGCCCTGGTCACCGTCGAAACCGTAATGCTGGGCGTGAACAATATAGACCGGATCGTTGCTGACATCCCGCGGTTGCGGCTCCGATTGCGTTGCCGTGTCGGTAGCAACCGGCTGCGTTGCCACCGGAGCGACAGTATCTGCGCTGAAACCTGGAACGATTGGCAGAGTATCGGCCATAAGGATTTTAGCCGCTCGACAGATATCTGCTTAAATCCATCGTTGGAGAACTGTCTGAATTTTGCTGAATTTGCTGGACCGATGGAAGTTGTTGCGCCGGCTGCGGAGGTGGATTGGATAAATTCTGCTGCGCCTTCGCCCGCCAATCGCTATACGGTCGTTCATCAACGAAACGCTCGCCGCTGCCAGGGTCATACGTAACAGGCATCGAATGCAGGTGACCGGATTCGTTTCCGGTGGCGAGATTTGAGAGGTTCGAACCGCCGAGTGCGCGATCGATAATCGGATTGTACTGGGCGTACTCCTTATCGCTCACCGAGCGGTTTAACTGATTCATTGTAGCGGGCGGATAATAGCCTTTCCCGGTACTTGGATCGTAGGGATCAATGATTGTGTTTTGCAGACTGCGATTGGAAGCCAGTGCCCGATTCATCACGGACTCGGTATATCCCAGTCTGGCCTCAGTTCCCTGGTCCCCCACTTCCGCGCGGATACTGGCAATTAAGAGGCGCCTGTTTTCCGGATTCTGCAGTTCCTGCGCAAAGCTGGAGCGCGCCTGTGAAAGACTACTGAATACCGGAGTATTAATATCGAGTGTGGCAGGACCAGTGGTAACGGCAGGAGTTGTCCTGCCGGCATTGCTGAGATATTGGCTTAAATCCTGAATGGTTACCGGCTGCGCCCGCGGTGCGGCACCTGGTGCCCCCAGGAGCTGACTCGGATCGATTGAAAGCGTGTCGTCGGTAGCCATTGCTTATCGCCCCCACATTAGCGGATTGGGTGCCGACATGTCTGGCGGCAAAGCATTCGCTAAAGGACCACCCTGACGCGGCAATAATGATTTAGCCACTGCTCCAGCCTGTCCCGGCAGATTAACCAATCCCTGTATCATACCGGGAGCTGGAGGCGTCCCAGGGTCATTGGCGGTCGATCCATAAATAGGCTGGGGAGGTGCTCCATAGGCCGGCGGCGCCAAGGACACTTGAGCATTCGGACGTGGCGAAGGCGGCAGATTTTGTGCTTGTTGCGGTTGCGCTTGTTGCCCCGCACCGATCGCAGCGTTGACCTGCGCATTTACAACTTGCTGGGCTTGAGGCGAAGTTCCGGATTGCACCAACGGTTGACTCCTGACCGGATCCCAATCTTTATGCGCTTTCAGCCAGTTATTGCCATCTACCAAAAGATCGTTAATGCGCGTCGGATCCTGGCCCATAGCCTTCATCTGATCACGCGTCTTTGAGAGAACATCCTGCGACTGATTGTAGAGATTGAACCACTTGTTATGCGCGCTTTGAGGATTATCGATTTCGTTCGGGACAACGTTTTTATCCATCATCTCGATGATGTTCGCCTTGGTCGTTGCAGCCGGCAGATCGCCCTGAATGCCTTTGCCAAACGTTGGCGTTAGAAGGTCAGCTAACTGGAAATAATTGCGGGCGTCTTGACTCATATTGATCGCCGCTTCGCGAGTATGCCCAAAAAACGATTTTGCGAATCCACCGGTTCCTATTGGTGCACTTTCCGTCATTTGGTCGTGCAGCTTGGAAAGACGATCGATCCCGTCCATATCCACTGCTATTGCACTAATCTTATCTCCATAGGCTGGTTGCTCTTTTGTGGTATATGCTCCGCCATGTGACTGCGAATAGGCTGTCGCACTTGCACCCTCTTTCTGTTGTTCAGCCTGTTGCGCGATCTGTGCACGTTGAGCCGCTTCGACCTGGATCGGACTAAGACCACTTGGTTGTTGCGGAGTCAGTTCCCAATACTTTTGTTGTTGCTGGCGAGCCTGCGCAATGTTTGCTTCTGCCTGGCCCTTTTTAAAAGCTTCAGAATCCGAGTACGCTTTGTCGTAGAAGTCCCAGAGTTTTTCGACAGTCGGCAGCGCAGTCGGCGCCATCTGCGCTAAATCGGTGATTTTCTGGTTGACTACGGATGCGGCATACGAATGCGAATCCTGGTTCTGCATATCGGGACTGGCCGGATGTACGTCAACCGTAGTAGTGGGCGGTGCATCGGCAAAAGTGACAGTCGTAAATTGGTCAGCCATATTTATGCTCTGGGATGGAATGTATAACCGCCAGGTGCAGCGGCATCTGGAACCACATATCCAGGCTTACCTTGTGCATCGCTTGCCATTCTTGCGCCTGCCGGTGGCTGTCCAGCCAGCGGAGCACCAATTCGGTATTGCGGTTGCGCAGCGACTGGATTGGTGATGTTGCCGCTGCCTAACGGAGCTGCCACACCAGGGATACCGGAGACGGTCAAATTCTGCTGACCAATGGGCTGTCTTCTTTGTGGAACTATCGGCTGCACCGGTTGCGCCTGCGGTGCCGGTGGTTGTTGCTGTACTGGCTGTTGCTGCCCCTGTTGGATCGGATACTGTTGCGGTTTGGTCGCTTTATTTAAAGCAAATTGGTCCAGCAATGCCTGGTGTTGTTTCCAAATATCCAGGTTCGCACCATATCCCATCTTTGCCATTTCGCGGGCCTGAGCTTGTTGGGCAATCCATGCAGTCGAGTACATGCCAATCATCGATTGCTGCGCGCCCAGACTTTTGCCGGCGATCGCTTTGTATTGATCGTCACTGAGCATGCCGCTCCCGTGCATAGCATTAAGCGTGTCGGTCGCGTCCTGCCGTTGTTGCATCAGACTGGAGACGCCCGAGATTGCGCCTCCAATTGCCTTGCCGGCTTCTGTAATTCCAGAGGCGTAACCGGCTCCGATATCGGTCTTGCCGGCGTTATATGTTAAATCAAACTTAGGTGGAGTCGGATCAAATACTGCCATAAGGAATTATCCTTTCTTCTCGATACGAAATTGCATCTGCTCTTCAGTCCAGCCATACTCCGGCGCTGCGGCTGAAACGTTCTTAAGATAGCCTTTCATTTTCGGACAATAAACTTGCTCGCCGGCGTGCCGTTTATCGATGCACCTGATACAGGTTGGATACCAGTCGGAGTTAGTGGTTTTATCCGGCCATTCGCATCGATTCCTAATATCGTACCTGTCAGCCTGGAATGGGACATTAAACTCTTCGATGTAATCCCAGACATCGTCATGCGTCCATTCCTTCAAGGGAAAGAAGTAATCTGGTCCCTGATCCCGATAGACTAACCTGGATTTGAGCGGCACAATCCCAAAAATCTGATCTTCGTCGCAGTCTTTGTGCGCGATCAGGCCGATATCCCACGGGAAAACGAAAACACTGCATGGGCGCATCAGGAAATTGACTCCGCACAAGAATTTATGCGGATCGTCGCCATCTTTAAATTCGAGGCAATTTTTCAATACCGCCGCACTGGCGTGTTGACCTGTCTGATATTCACTGACCAGGGCAACCATCTGCGGACTATGGAGCAGAGACACTCGTATAGGCGGATAATTATGGGTTTCTAACTCCCAGTCTTCGATGACGCGATTGGCAAAAGCGTTTTTGCGAGGGAACCAGGGATCGACGTAATAGACGATCGGCATCCGGATATTTCGCGACAGCAACAAATGAAGAAGGGTCAAGCTATCCTTGCCGAACGAGCAGAGAAGCACCGGTTGCTCGTAGTTTTTGAGTTCCTCGCGGATGATGCCAAGTGTCTCGTCAATCTTTTCGGTCAGCTTCATGCTGTTTGACCTTTCTGTCGTAATCCAGATCACTTTCCGGCGGCACGGTGATCTCGGTTCCGGCGAGAATATCTTCAGCGGCCAGGAGCAAATGCTGTCCGTCGAGTACGGCACCCAACTCTGTATTGGCTGCGATCCCTACACGCGGGAAATTCATGAACTGGCTTTCATCGATGCAGATCACTACCTCCTCCGGTTTATCCGGATCGATAAAGCCCCGTTCCATAATGTATTTCCTGGAGCGAGGTTCAGCACTCTCGACAGCGTAGAGTGATACCACCCGATCAAGACCGGGACTGAACTGCCAGACAATCGCGCCCTGACGAATATCGCGTTTAGCAAAGACTCCCTGCCCGTGGATTTCGCTTTTCCGAATCTCTACGGGAACAGTTAACATTTGCCTCCTAAAACAGCGCCACACCACCGATCACCGCAGCCCCAATAGTTGCTCCTGCGCCGATCATTGCGCCTTTAGCCTGGCCCGCGGATTGCGCATTCATCTGGTTGGCGGCCGATGTCGCGTTATAACCTGCCATTGTGTTCTGGTTCACCAGTCCCAGCATACCGGATCCCTGAAATAATGCTGGACCACCAGTGCCGTAACCAGACACTGTGTATCCTGCTTGCGCAGCACTTGGTTGATATCCAAGCATCTGGGAAAGCGCATTCTGTTGTGCGCCGGTCAGATATTGGGCGGTTTGTGCGCCAATCTGTTGCTGGGCTAGTTGCTGCTGGAGTGCCGCACCCTGGAGTGCAGCCCCCTGGCCGATCGCGCTCTGGTAAGCACCGAGTGCCTGACCTTGCAAGGCTGCCTGTTGTTGGGTAGCGTTGGTCAAATTCTGCGCAATCTGTCCCTGCAGTCCGCTTTGCAGTCCGATATTAGACTGCTGAATCCCGGCGATTGCTTGCCCGAGTTGCCCGCCCAGTTGCTGGTTAGCTTGGGTCGTTGCGATATCCGTCGAGGTTAATCCGAGAGCGTTGGCAGTTCGCTGCTGCTGCTCGTTCTGAACTAATCCACTGACTCCGGACGCAAACTGTTCGCGCTGCCCCAGGAGCTGCTGCTGCATCTGTTGGGTTCCCATGATCTCGGCACCAATCGAACCGGCGCCCTGGAGCATCCCACGAGCTTGATAGGCTGCGCGTTCCTGCTGGGCCACATCTGCCGTCATTTGCGGCGACATGCTTCCACCCAGTGCCAACTGTTGCTGCGCGGTAGTCTGCAACTGCTGGGTGAGGGGATCCAGGTTCCCAAGTGCACTCATCACGTTGCCTTTGGTCGCATTGAAAATATCGCTCCGAGCATTTGCTAAAACGTTCTGCTGCAACTGCCCTAACTGCGCGACGGTCTGGTCGGTGCCAACCTGAGATTGGCCGGCGAGTGCCTGAAGTTGCTGGTTAATCGGCGTCATTTGTTGTCCAGCCTGAGACGCCAAATTCTCGAATGTCTGTACCTGCCCTGGCATTTGCTGCATCACGTTCTGATAGAGACCACTAAGAGTCGGATCCAATCCGGCATTCATTTGTGACGTAGCAAAATTGGCCAGTTGTCCATACTGCGGACTGGATGCCATTAAAGCCTGCGACGTTGGTCTAGCGATATTCTGCATGATCCCGAGTTCTGCCCCAGACGCTGATGCTTGCAACTGATTCTGTATGTTCTGCATCTGCGGCAGATTCTGCATATTACTCATCAGCATCTGCTGCTGCAGTTGGTTATACAATGGCTGGTACTGCGCCTCTTCGGCGTACAGCGCAGGCGCATTTTGAACGTACCCTTTGATTGCCTGGCCCATTTCTTTGCCGGCGTCAGGTGGTGGGGGCGCTTGTACGCTTGGTGCTCCTCCCATGATCAAACCTCCTTATTCTTTAACATGGGACTCCCGCCCGTGGCTGGGTCTTGAAGTCCATCCAATACAATCGTTGCCAGGGGATAAATCGAAGTCGCCCCCGTCGCTTATAAATGACCCATTCAAGCTGGTAGGGCGCTTCGAGACACAATTCATACGGAGAAAACGTGCCCTTCTCGGTCGCATAAAAATGGATGAACCAGGCATTGTGCGGGGTGCCTTCAAGTAACGTCTTCCCGTCTGTCCGACAGGTCTCACCCATAAGCAAATAATTCGGACGGCGGATAATAGTGCCGCCAAAAAAACATCGAAGCAGAGTTCCAGCCAGAGCCCCTTCAGGTTCATGCTTCTCGTACCAGTCCTTTGCAATTTCTCCGACATTCACGTCTTAATAATATAAAACATTACGGTAAACGGCTGCATATTATTGTGAGCCGCGCCACCGCCCGCGTTGCCGATCCCCATGTTGGTCGCATTCGTACTTATTGGCCCGAGATTTGCCGTCGATAGTCCAGTTGCGCGCGTTGTACTTGCAGGATTTGCTGCCCCAGACGTGCCAGGAACATAACCATGTACCGCTGTGTCAGTGAAGAGATCCACGTAATCGTGACTATGCCCGGGATCACTGATAGTGTGGTTATGGCCCGGATCACTAAGGGCATGCGTATGGACAGGCATTTCATTGGCACTGGAAACGTGCGTTTCCTCGCCACCCATCTGTCCAAACGCTCTCCCGGTAATCCCGCCCACTGCGCTATTGACATAGCCCAGTGGGACGCGGCCACGAAGATCAGGCACTTTAAACCAGGCCGCAGATCCAGATCCCCCGGAACCGTAATAGCCACCAATAGCGGCGTACAACGCGGGATACGTGCTTTGCAGATACTGGCTCGCGTCGCAAATCAGCCAACCACTCGGAGGATTAGGACCGCCGAATATGTGAATGGTCCCTGGAGCGATCAGGATATTTACCAGTGACGTAGCGAGTTTCTGGAGGGTGATTGATGCGTCCTGATACGAATTAGTATCAACGCCTGTCACGGTATCCAGTAGATAGCCAACGGTTCCGGCGCTATCGACAGTCTGGAAACTTTTATTGTATCCCAGACCGATGTTGCGCGAGTAAAAGTCGGTACGATTAAAGGCGATTGCCGGATCCTTGGTATTGTCGCTCCCACTCGGATTATTGATAATTATCGCGGATTGATTCCACGCGGTGGTGCCACTGGTTGGCGTGTCTTTGGAAAAAGAAAGCGCGGCACTCGGCGCCATCGTGTCGCCATACTTGTTGACCGGCGCATATCCGAGAGCGACATCGATAGCATTCAGCGTACTGACATTGGCTGGATTTGTTATGACGGTTATAGGCGCAGCGTTAAGTGCATCGCCCGTGTTCATAGCGGTCAGGACGTTGCCGGCTACGCTGTTGACTATGTAATAACCCGCACCTTGAATATTAACCGTGGAACCTGCGGTAACCTTGGTGCCATCGGCTACCGTGACAGGAACAGTGGCGTTTGCTGCGGGCGTAGTGAAATTCAGCGTAGTCGTTGTCAGGACAGTCCCGATATCGATGTCGCTAGCCGTAATCGTGTTATTCGCGATGTCATCACTTTTAATCGCGCCGACCTGGAACGCGCCCGCCGGAATGACTCCAGGGTTAGTTACGTAAAGACTGCTCCTGGCCAGGCATCCGTCCTGCAGCATGGTCGAATCCACACTGGTGGTCTGAATAAAGAGCGATGGATCATCGCTAAACTCAGTCGCTACTTCGCCTTGCTGGAATTTCAGCCGGCTACAATTTACTCGTTTGCTCGTACTGGAAAGCGTGCCGCTAGGAAACCGGATCTTGAGCAATAATCCGTTTGCCACGTTCAGGATCGTGCTCAGACTCAGATCAATGGTCGCAGAGACGTAACCCCAGGCAGCATTTGGCACACTCTGCAAATTGACCGTAGTCTGCAAAGTTACCGTGTTAAAATTGTTGAAGGCGTTTGCTGTCCACACTTCGAGCGTCGGCGAAAGAAGAGCACCGGAATTGTTTTCAACGTATCCACTGAACGTGCAAGGCCGGCGCAGCGTGGCACTTAGGTCACCGTTAATCTGCTGGCCCAAACTGCAATCAGTCACGTTAACCGCTCCATCGATCTCCAGACTCCAGAGTGAGTACAGGTCCGGCACGTCAGTCGAGCGTTTATAGGTTACGGCAGCCCCATTCGGATTAACCGTCCAGTAATTGGCGTTTTGCGTCTCGGCGCCAACAGGACAACTTACGCCAGCTGGATTAGTCCAGAAACTCGAGTAGAAATTACCGTTGCGAAGAAAATTCTGGTCTGTAATCGGCGTCTCGATCGAGAGCGTAACTAACGGAGTCGCGGTCAGATTCAGCTTGTCAACCGTGACGATGTCCGTCGGAGTCCATTTGTAACCTGGTTGGACTGCTACTTCTGCCATAAAATTCTAAGTGTGATGTCTCGGTTCCCGAGAGTCTTCGTAATCCTCCAAAACAACTGATCGAATACCGATTGAACCGACCGTATTCTCGATCCGGAGCTGGCAAAATCGACCTCTCATATTGATGTCAAAGCGTTCGGTTCCTTGCTGTTCGCGTTCAACCTGGATCCCGTTATTGCCCAGCATGAATCCCTGCTGATCGGCTGGCAATCCAGGCGGATAACCAGTTTGAAATCCAACTGAGTAATCTTTACGCCTGGCTGTTGCGTGATCGTCCTGCAAATTTGCCTGGTTCCAGGCACGTTTCCCAAACGTCTCGTAGGTTGTTCGGCTTTTGGTCCGGTTAGTGATTAGCTTCTTCTCGTTTGATCCGTCCGTAAACGCCTCCACGCTGAAGTTCGGATTCCAAGTCGATAGATCGATACCGACTCTAGGAAACGAGTTCTGCGGACCAACTCCGGCATAGCCGCGAGTCAAAACCGCGAACTGAATCTGGAATTCGCGACTGATATCTGATCCCAGTAAATCCGTCCGGCCTTGCTCCAGGAGCACCACAACGCCTTTCTGCCGGTCGATTGCGAAAATCCTACGTTCGCCGATATAATTGGTTTTGACCAAGTCATCGAATCTGAAATCCGGATCCCCAAACGTGTCTACGCTTTCCCAGCTAGTACTGATCAGGTTGTAGACTATGAGCGCATTGTTGCGAGTGGCGTTGCGCAACGGTACGGCAAAATAAACTCGTTCACGTCGACTGGTGGCACGTATTCCGTCCACGGCATTCCAATTGATCGAATCAATCAACGGTTTGATCGAGTCAGAGATCGGCAAGGCCGATGCCTGCGGACTGCCCTCAAAAATCTGACTGATCTTGTAAACACCGCTCGAGTCCAAAAACATGATGTCGCCGGCAATCTCGACTACGGCTTTCATGCCGACTAACCCAAGTTTTCCAGGCAATCTCTGCAACGTCGTCGCACTCAGGTCTCCGGTTACGTTCGCGAGTTGATAAATCGAGTGTGTTTTAAAACAAATAACCGTGTCCTGTACCCAGGGGAACACCCGCACCAGGGTATCAGCTTCACCAAAATTGACCCTGAAATCGTTTACGGCCCATTGATAGTGGTCTTCACCAATGTCGCTGATGGCAAGCGAATCACGATCATGGGGAACGAGCATTCGACTGTTGAACGTTTCCGCAGTGGTGGCACTCGGCATCGGGATACGTGTCGTGTCCGGTGGCGAGCCCTGCGACGGATCCGGCAACGATTGCCAATAGACGCTCCAGTCGCCTTGCCATCTTAGTGGTGGCATCGTATTGCCTCGCCACATATAAAAATTATTAAACGCCTGCGAGAATTCGACTGGATAGTTGATTACCGATGTCATCGGGATAAACTGCGGCACTCCTCCGTCCAGCAAAAACCAGACGCCGTTTGCTGTTGCCAGAGCCATCCACTCGGAGCCGTTCGGATCACTGTAGATGCCGACTCCATAAATTTGGCCGAACGTAGCAGAATTATAACACACCGGACATAAGCAACCTTTTCTGGTCGCCATACCTCCGTTTTCCAGGCGTACGTTGTAGGCTTCCTGATACCAACCGGTCAGCATCTGAGCTGGATCCTGAGTTTTGAGGTCCATGCCGACAAAAGCAGTATCGCCCGTCGGGACGATCACCTGATCATTGGGCCCAACCGGTCTTTGCCACCTAGCCATTTACTTTAATGAAGAAGTCGATCCCAAAATGTCGGTCCCTGTTTTTTTACCCGCTGAATGGTGCGACTAAGTTGTTTCTGCTTTACGGCTAAAGCCCGTTGTTGCGCCCGAATCTGCGCCTTGTCACTTTGGGTCGCTACCTTGCTGGCTACTACGCTGGCGGTGCGCCCGCTGGTCGCCGCGGCCGCTCCTGCCTGCCTAGCCGCCGCACCAGCCGCGCCGGCAGCCAGCCTGGCGCCTCCGGCCGCTTCTTGGGCCGCATGCTCACTACCTATTGCTGCCGCTTCAGCTTCTTGAGAGGCTTTCAGCACCAGTTGATTGGTTTCGTTAACC